TGGCGAGCGAAGCGCTCGATCGTTTTTTAGTATCGATAAGCGGGGGAAGGGGTACGTGCCGACACCTTATGGCACGGCCCGGACCCGTGCAACCATTAGGATCCGGCGCCATGACGGACGTAGAAAAGCAGATCACGATTGCTGCCTGCGCGCGCCAGCTGAGCGCGCGAGGTGATGAGGTTTCCCGGCCGGCACTCTCGCGCTATTGCGACCGGCACCAGCTGAAGCGCACCACTCCGGACGGCTCGCGTGTGCTGTTTTCGGAGGTGCAGGCGCACCGGGCGAAAAATTACCAGCGCGAAGTCATGAGCGGCGGCGTTGAAGTGCCAGAGCCTGCCGCGCAGCCAGCCAGACCAGCCGCCGTGGCAGCACCAGCTGTGCCATCGGCTTCCGGATCGGGCGAGATCGTGGACCTCTCGCCCGCCCGGCGGCTGAAAGAGCTACAGGTCGAAGAGCAGGAGCTCAAAAATGCCCGGCAACGCGATGAAGTCGTGCTCGCCGATGAGGTAACGGCCGGGACGGCGGATGTGATTGTCACGCTGCGGCAAACTTTGTTCCAGGCGGTGCCGGATGCCGCGCAATCCATGGCCGCTGAGCTTTCGCTGAGCCCTGATGAGGAGCGGATCGTCCGGGCCGGGATCAAATCAATGTTGCGCGATGGCCTGGCGCGCTTTGTCAGCGAGGCCGCTGCGGCAAATGCCGAGCTGGTACGTGATGCACCGGGCAAGGTACGCCATCGCCTCGGCCAGCTTGCCCTCGCCTCGGCCATATTGCGCAAGCGGCCCGACCGGCAGCTTCGCATCCTGCGCGACCGGGCTCAGTGAGCACCGCCTTCGCTGGCCTGATCCACGGGGCCAGCCTTGTTTTCGCTTCTGCTGCCATCGCTGCCGCACCACCGCCTGAGCTTACGGTGTCACAATGGGCGGATGCGCATCGATACATCAGCGCCGAGTCCGGCGCGAAATATCCCGGCCGCTGGAACACGGATCGCACGCCATATCTGCGCGAGCCGATGGACTGCATGGGGGTAAATCACCCGGCGCCGCGTGTTGTGCTGCGGGCAGGGGCGCAGGTCGGCAAGACCCAGACCATGAACAACGCGCTGGCGCATATGATCGACACTGCGCCGCGCTCGGCCCTGTTGCTCGCGCCTTCGCTCGACAAGTGCCAGGCATGGAACCGCGAGCAGTGGGAACCGATGCTCGACGTTACTGAAGCGCTGCAATTGAAGGTCCTGGCCAAGCGTTCGCGGTCGGAAGAAGGATCTTCGACGCGCCACAAACGTTTCCGTGGCGGCTATCTGAAGCTCGTTTCGGCCTCGACCGCGAAAGAGCTGCAATCGTCCACGATCGGCCTGCTGATCCTCGAAGAGCCGACAGACTATCCGCTCGACACGGACGGTCGCGGCGATCCGATTGACCAGGCCCGCCACCGGCTGGACGCATGGGGTGAGGATGGCAAGGAAATTGCGGCCTCGACGCCCGGCGACAAGGGGTCCTGCAGGATCTCGGACATGTATGAGGCCGGGGATCAGCGCCTGTTCTACCTGCCTTGCAAGGAATGCGGCGATTTCTCGCCGCTGCACTTCGAACACTTCCGGGGCGGCGAGGGCGATGATCCGCAACCGTACTTTATCCGGCCTTGCTGCGGGACGCTCATCCGGCAGGGGGATCTCGCCAAGGCGCTCAGCGCCGGCATCTGGCTCGCCACCTATGCTTCTGAAAACGAAGCAAACCCGCCGCCGCCGCTTGTCGTGCCGGCCGATGAGGTAGCTAGCTGGAAGCGCCGTGTCCGTGAGGGCAGGCCGCCGAGCTTTCACCTTTGGCAGGCGTACAGCCCGTTCGCCAGCTGGCGCCTGATCTGGGCCGCATGGCAGGAAGGGCAGGCGCATCCGGACAAGCTCCGGACGTTCTACCAGCAGGTGCTCGGCGAGCCCTTCGAGCCGGCAATGGATCGTCCGAAGGCGGAGCGGATTGTTGATCTCGCCCGTCACCCGGCAACGCAAAAGCTGGTCAATCTGCAAAAGGGAATTATCCCGCCATGGGCCTGGCTCGTTACGGGTGCGGCAGATGTGCAAACCGATCGCATCGAATGGGCCTGTTATGCCTGGGGCCCGGTCAGCCGGGATGAGTTCGCGCCGCCCGCCGGCGAGACCGCACCGGGCGTGCCGGCCGTGGTCGGAGCGTGTTTCGATTGGGGTGTGATCTCGATTGCGCCCGATGATTCGAGGGCGTGGGCCGAGCTGGCGATCGTATCGAATAGAAAATGGCCGGGTGTTGCCAGCCAGCCACTCACCTTCGACCAGTTCGGCGTCGACACCGGCGGTCACCATACACAAAAGGCCTATCAGACGGCTGCGCGCTCGATGAGTATCAAGGCGCTGAAAGGGCACAACGACCGCGAAGCCGCACCGCTCACATTGGGCAGCAAGGTCCGCACGGCCGCCGGCCGCCTTTCCGGCAAGGTGCAGCTCTATCTTGTCGGCGGACACAATTTGAAACGCCGCGTTTATCACGGGCTGGGCCAAGCCTTCGGCTCGGTCGATATGGGCGCCGATCCGGGCGACATGGCGGCCGGCCTGCGCGGATCCGGACGGCGTGAGCCGGGTGCGATCTTCCTGCCGCCGCAAATCGATGAGGCCTTCGCCAAGCAGATCACGGCGGAATATCTCACCGAGACAATCGACAAGCGGGGCCGGCGCAAACTGATCTGGGAGCGACCGAAGACGCAACCGAATGAGCAGCTGGATCTCGCGGTCTACTCGCTCGCCCTGGCGATCCATGCAGGCATCGACCGGCTGCGGTGGGAAGACTGGGACCTGCTCGAAGCGGCCCGGCGGAAGCCGGAGGCCGAGGAAGCCTTCGCCCCGTTCGACGCGCTCTGGGCGGGCAATGGCGCCCTGCCGGATGCGCCGCCTGCTGAGGCGGAGCTTGATGGCGAACCCGGTTCGCCCCCGCCCGCCATCCCGTCCCGGCGGACAAGTAATCCAGGACCCTCAGGGTCAAAGCTGCCCGCATGGGCGCAAAAGCTGCGCGACCAGCACGGCAAGAAAGGATCGACCGAATGAGCCGAAGCATAACCGAGCTGCAGACAGATATCGCCGCTCTGGAGGCGGCGCTGCGTGAGCTCGCTTTGGGAAACAAGGTCGCCAAGCTCTCTTATGAGGGCAATTCGGTCGAATACACTGCGGCGGATGCGCCCTCGATCCGGGCGATCCTCGCGGCCGATCGGGCAGAGCTCGCTCGCGTGACGAATGCGCGGCGCGGCCCGATGCGGGTGGTCTACTGATGCGCCGCCCCGTGATCCTCGATGCGAACGGCCGCCCGATGCGGGCCAGTGCCTCGGGCCGCCTGATCGGCGGTTCCGGCTATGACGGCGCCCGCTCTTCCCGGCAGCAGACAAAGGGCTGGGGCGCAAGCCCGGTGCCGTCCGTTCTGGAGACCAAGGACCGTGCGGCCATCGCGGCGCGCGCGCGAGATCTTACCCGCAATTCCGGCGTGGCCAGCGGCGCCATGCGCAAGGCGCGGGCGCAAACAATCGGGCCTGGCCTTGCGTTGCGCGCCAAGCCGGACGCCATCACGCTCGGCGTGGATCCGCAGGAGGCCCTCATGTTCGGGCGGCAGATCGAGCGCGCCTGGCGCGGCTGGGCGCATGGCCCGCATCATCAGTGCGACATTCGTCGGGTCCGCAACTTCGGGCAGATCCTCCGCTCGCTCTGGTCTGAGCGTTTCACGACCGGCGAGAATATCGCGGTGATCAGGTGGCAGCCGGATCGTGGCACGGCCTTTGCTACCTGCCTGCAGGAGATCGATCCCGACCGGCTCTCCAATCCGCAGGATCGTCCGGACACCGAAGATCTTACACAAGGGATCGAGCTCGCCGACTCCGGTGAGCCGATTGCGTATCATTTCCGCGACTCTCACCGCTACGATTATCGCTGGTCGACCAAGCGCTGGCACTGGACGCGGATCCCGCGTCTGGACGAAACCGGCCGGCGGGTCGTGATCCATGGTTTCGACGTCGAGCGTGCCGAACAGGTGCGCGGCGTTTCGCCCTTCGCGCCAATCCTGATCGGATTCCGCGATCTGCAGCGCTTCACGGAAGCCGAGATCGGGGCCGCGATCATTAATGCGACTTTCGCGGCATTCGTCAAAGCCGGCTTTGATCCGATCGCTGTTTCCGATGCGCTCGGCCTCGACGGCGGCGGGCTGGCTGATATGGGATCGTCCTGGCAGGATATCCGGACCTCGATCTATGGCTCGGACGGGATCTCGATCAGCGACAATCGCATCGCCATGCTCGCGCCTGGCGATGAGGTCGAGGTCAACAATACGACACGGCAGGTTGGTGCCTTTGCGGATTTCAAGAAGGCCTTCCTGCAGGACTTCGCTGCGGCGCTCGGCATCCCTTACATGGTGCTCTCCGAGGATTGGGAGGGCGTTTCCTATTCGGCTGCCCGCGCTGCCCTTGCCGAGACGTGGCGCATCGTGACGGAGGATCGTGCCACCTTTATCGCCGACACGGTTTCCCCAGTCTTCGCCGAAGTTATCACCGAGGCATTCTGGCGCGGCCTCCTGGTCGAACCGAAAGGCTGGCCGAGCTTCGACGCGGATCCGACAAGTTATCTGCAGGCGGACTGGACGGGGCCGGGCCGGGGTTATGTGGATCCGCTGAAGGAGGCGCAGGCCAACCTCCTGCTGATGCGTACCGGCGCCAAGACGCTCGACCAGATCTGTGCCGAACAGGGGCAGGACTGGGAGTCGGTCCTCGGCCAGCTCGCAACAGAATCGCACCGGATGCGCGAGCTGGGCATCGTACCAGCCGAGCTCGCCGATGCGCTCGCCGCCCGGCCCAGAACAGACATGGAAGACAGCCAATGACCACGCTCGCCACGCTCGCCTCGAAGTATGCTGGCCGCCCGCTGCTGATGCAGCCGGACGCCGCGCAAGAGCTTGCCAACCGGCTCTATTTCTCGGTCCCCTCCGCCTTTGACAGTGGTAACCGTTTCGAAGCCGCCCTGCGCATGATCGGCCTGCGGGGCAAGGCGCGCCCTGCGGCTTTCGATGAATCGGACGCGGATGCCCAGTCGGTGCCAATGCGTGCGTCGCCTGAGGCTTATTGCCCGCTCTGGATGGGCGAGCCGGACGATCAGCTCGACTGGGGGCTCTCACTCAAGGATGGCATTGCCGCGCTCAACCTCGACACGGCAATCGCCGAGCGCGGATCGGCATGGTGTGGGCAATGGTGGCATGGTTACGATTCTCTCGATGCCGCTTTCCGCACGGCCTTCGCGGACGACCGGGTGAAGGGAATTTTCCTCCGGATCGATTCGCCGGGCGGCGTTGTTTGCGGTGGCATTGATGTCCTGACGCAGACGATCCGCGAAGGCCGCGAGGCCTCCGGCGGTAAGCCGGTCTGGGCTTATGCCGATTGCGCCGCCTCGGCAGCCTATTGGATCGCAGCGCAGTGCGACCGGATCATCGCGCCGCGTGCCGGCCTTGTCGGCTCAATTGGTGCCGTGATTGTCCACACGGAAAACGCCGCCATGCTGGCAAAGCATGGGGTCAAGGTCACGCCCATTCAATTCGGCGCGCAGAAGACGGCCGGTGCGGCGTTCCAGCCGCTCGATGAAACGGCCCGCGATGATCTGCAGGCATGGGTCGATCAGGCTGGCCGGGACTTTGTGAGCGCTGTTGCCGAGGGCCGCCCGATCCTTACCGAGGAAGCGCTGCTTGCCACCGAGGCCCGGATCTATCCGGCGCAGCACTCCGAGCCCGGCCGATCCGGCATGTCCCTGAGTTTTGTCGATGAGATATCCAGCGAGGCGGATGCTTTCGCGGCGCTTGTCGATCACCTATCGCCCGCCACCGTGGCGGCCGGCAATGCGGGCCAGCCCGCGCAATCACCAGCAGCCAAAACAGGAGCAGGATCCATGGCGAAGAAACCGGACGCGGCGGCCCGCCGCGCAGCTGAGCGCAAGGCTTTGAATGCCCGCCTTGCCGCGATCAGGGCAGAGGAAGAGCTCGAAGCGCTCGACGGCGAGGAAGAGCCCGCGCCGGGCGAGGGCGAGGAAGTGATCGAGGCTGAGCCGGCTGATGCCGGAGAGGAGGAGGTCGCGGCGGCAGATGGCGAGGAAGATCCGGCCGCTGCCGATGGCGCCGAAGATCCGGCCCCGGCAGACGGTGGTGATACGCCGCCCGATGAAGAGGACCAGTCTGCGCAGGCAAAGGCAAAGCGCCGCACACTGATGATCGCAGGTCTGCCGGAGGCCAGGGGTCAGGAGGCTTTCGCCACCTCGCTCGCAAATGCCGGCCTGTCGGTGGCAGATGCGCAGGCCTCCCTGCGCGCCGCCATGCGCACAAATGCGATCAACGCCCGGCAGGATCACTCGCTCAGTGCCCGCCCGGCCGGCGGCGCCAAGAGCAAGTCTGCCTCGCTGGTCGGTGACTATGTCGCCGCCACCGGATCCACCCGCCTGCGCAAAAAAGCCTAAGGCCTGATTTCAGGCCTGCGGCCCTTTCTCTCTCTCAAACACCCTAATCCCTGAAAGGACGGAACAATGTTTTTCACTCAATCCGAGACTTATGATCCAAAAACGATCGAAGTCGGTGGCGCGCTGGTCGAGACCGGCAAGGTTACGATCAAGAGTGGCGAAACCCTCCTGGCTGGTGCCGTGCTCGGCCGCGTTACGGCGGACAGCAAGTATCGCCAGTCTCTCGCCGCCTCAGCTGATGGCTCCGAGGCGATCCTGCCGGTCGTGCTGATGTATGACTGCGACGCCTCCGGCGGCGATGTGACGGATGTTGCCGTCTGGATCGCTGGCAAGTTCGATGCCTCGAAACTGGGCATCGGCACCGGCCACGATATCGCAGCCGTCCGGCAGGCCTGGCTCGGCTCGCCCATGTTCGCGCCCGACGTTCAAAGCGTCTAGGCTTCCCTTCCAACCTCTCTTGAAGCAGGCCCGCCTCCGGCGGGCTTTTTCTTGCTCCCTACACGGAAAGTAAAAGATAATGACTATCGACATTCGCGCTTGCGACACCCGCGATCTGCTCGGGGCTCTGGACGATCTGTACCAGCCGTCCACCTGGCTGCTCGACAAATTCTTCCCGACCATGGTGCAATTCGAGGACCAGTTTATCCACTTCGACAAGATCACGCGGGGCCGCACATTGGCGCCGATCGTGCATCCGGACGTCAAAGCCTCGCGGCAGCAGGGCCGTGGATATGCGACGACGTCGATCGAGGCGCCCTATATCAAGCTCGACGAAGCCATCAAGCCCGGCCGGGCCCTGAAGCGTATGGCAGGCGAGCGGCTGATGGGCGAGCTTTCGCCCGAACAGCGCTTCAATGCAATCGGCCTCGATATCCTGAATGAGCAGCGCAAGCAGGTGCTGCGGCGCAAGGAATGGATGGCCGCGCAGATGCTGGTCCATGCGTCCATGACGCTCACCGGCGAGGGCTATGAAGAGGCCATCGTCCTCGACTTCGAGCGTGACGCGGCGCTGGAGGTCGCTCTGCTCACGACTGCCCGCTGGGGTGAGGCCGGCGTCTCGGTGCTCGAAGATCTCGAAGACTGGGCGATCACGGTCCAGGACAAGAGCGGCGTTGCGCCGACGGATGTGGTCTTCGATCTGGAAGCGTGGAAGCTCGCCCGCAAGGACGCCGCCTTCCTCCAGGTGCTCGACAACCGCCGGGGTGGTGGCAACGCGCAGGTCGAGCTCGGTCCGATCAGCCCGGACGATGTCTCGCATGCCCGTTATGTGGGCAACACTGGCGACTTCGATCTCTGGGTCTATCAGCAGACCTACGAAACTGCGAATGGCAGCTCTGCCAAGTTCCTGCCCGACAACACGGTGCTGATGGGGTCCTCGGCAATCGAGGGCGTGCAGGCCCATGCGGCAATCCAGTCGGTCGATACGTTCGCCGCTCTGGATCTGCACCCGCGCGTCTACGAAGAAAAGAACCCGGACCGCGCCATCGCGGAAACCCAATCCGCTCCGGTTGTGTTCCCGCAGCGGGCCAATGCGTCCTTCCGCGCATTTGTGCGCTAGGCTGCGGCCTCACTGAAAAAGGCCCCGGCGAACCCGGTTCGCCGGGGCCTTTTTATAACTGCATCCAGTCGGGCTGCAGTCTTCCGATAACGAACAAGCTGGAGGCCGCCATGGCTCAGAAGGATTATGACATTGTGCGCGGCACATTTGCCGCGATTGAAAAGGGCGAGCGGGTCAAGAAAGGCCCCGGCGCCACGATCAGGCTGCCCGAAGAGGATGCGGCGCGTTTCGTGGATCTCGGCCATCTTCTGCCGGCAGGCAGCGCACCGCGCGGACGGGCAAAGTCGCAGGAGCTCCGCGCAGCTGAGCACGAAACCAGGCAGATGCAGGAAGCCCTCGCGCAGGCTCAGAAAGATGTGGCCGACGCGCAGGACGAGGCTGCAAGCCATGAGCTGGTGATCAACCTGCTCGCCGAGACGTATCCGGACGAAGTCGCTGCCGCCCGTGAGGCCATCGCTGCGCAGCTGGCAGCTGATGCCGGCGAAGTGAAGGACTAGGGCTTATGTCTTCTGCCGTTGCCGACATGGTGCTCGATGCCAATTATGCCGGGCCCCATGCGGCCAATGCGGAATATTTCGCGTCCGGCATCGAGCCGGTCGCGGGGGCAGGGGCGCCGTGCCGCGTCATGCGGGCCGGCGAGGAAGCGGGCCTCGATATATCGGGGCTCGTTTCCAAGCCGGTCGTTGATGGATCCACGATCCGCGTGCGGGTTAAAGAGATCAGCGCGCCGAAGATGGGCGGGGCTTTCCTCCTGCTCGATACAAATGAGGTCTTCCAGATCACGGCGCAGCCTGAGCGTCTGGATCGGGCCAGGCGCGAGTTTACTTGCCAGACCATCCTGTGGGGCACGGGCGCGTAGCCATGAGCTTCCGGCTGGAGGCAGCGCTGCAGGGCAATCTCGAAGCATTCCAGAGCGGGGTCCGGACGGCCTGGCTGCAGGCCGGCCGCGATACAATGGAAGTCATGCGCGAGCGCGGCTTGTCCCGCTTGCGCGGGTCGGTGCAGAAAGCCGGGCTTGGGGCTCGCCTCGCCAATACGTGGCGCGGGAATATCTACCCGGAGCGCGGGCTCTCCGATGATCCGGCGCTGGTGCTGTTCTCCAAGGCACCGGAGATTATCAAGGCCCATGAGGGCGAAACAATCCACGCCAAGGCCGGCTCGCTGCTTGCGATCCCGATTCCCGGCAGCCCTGCCGAGGACTTCAAGGTCCAGAAGGGAACCAAGGTCGAATATGCGCGCCGCAAATTTGGCGACCGCCTGTTCGTGATTCCGCCGGTTGCGGGCCGGCCGGCTATTCTGGCGATCGAGGGCGGTGCGATCTCCGCGACCGGGAAGCTCTCGGCCCGGAAGAAACTGAAGTCCGGACAATACGGCAAGGGCGCCGCGACAATCTTCCTTTTCTGGCTGGTGCCGGAAGTCACGCTCGGCGCTCGCCTCGATGTAGACGCGGACTTTGCGGCCATAGGCCGGATGTTGGCAAGCGAATTTGAAAAAGTCCTCGGCGCGCACCTTTTGCGGGCGGGCCTTTCTGAAAGACACTGACATGACCACGAGAGTCGAACAGGCCTATCGGGCCTTGCACAATTCCTTGCAGGCCATGGCCGAGGGATCTGATGCATGTCCGGATGTTGTGCTGCGCAATCGCTCGGTGCCGGATCTCCTGGTCACAAGCCGCACGGGCACGGTGGCCTTCCTGAATCTGCTCGATGATACAGGCCGGTATCTCGGCGAAGAGGTGGCCGGCCCAGATGATCTGGGGCAGGTCGATATGATCCAGCCGGCCACGCTGGAGATCGCCGTGCTCAATCCGGCCGATGAGACGCGCGAGGCGCAATTCGACGGAATTATGGAAGCCCTGAAAGAGTATTTCCAGACGCTCGATCCCTCGCTTGGCGGGCTGGTCGACAATGTGGAAGTGATTGAACCGCCGCAGCGCATGATCCTGCGCGGTGACGTGGCCGTGAAAGCGGCAAGCGTCCGCATAGAGATGACGCTGAGCGTTCCAACTGTTTTCGGCTGATGAAAGGACCATCCGATGCCTGACAATAACGATATTAGGAAACCCGATGCCGAGGCCGGCAAGCACGTCCAGGCCGGGAAACCTGTGCCCGCCGAGGCCATGGCCGTGCTGCTGAAACATGCCGGCGAGATCCCGCCGGGCCGTATCGTGCGCGGCACGCCGGATCAGATCGCTGCACTGGTCACGGCCGGAAAAGCCCGCCGGGCCAACAAGGCAGATTTCGGCATTGCCGGCGGCCGGTCTGTCGCGCTCCGCTAGGCACGGCCTCTGCCCTCGATCTCCCTCCCTCCTGATCCCTGAAAAAGGAAAAACCAATGTCCACACTGCGCGGAAAACAGCTGATTATGTCGGGCGCCTTTCAGACCGATTTTGAAACGATCGCCACGACCGGGGCGTATTATCTGCCCTACTATGACGAATCGTTCCAGTCGGGCGAGGGCCTCGAAGAGGACGACGAGATCCGCGACGATGTGGATAATGACCGCGATACGACAGACCCTGCGCCCGCGCTCGCCAACCCGACCGGAAACCTGAATCTTGCCATGGACGTCAACACGCTGGCTTTCTGGCTCAAGCTCCTGTTCGGCCCGCCCGTCACAACCGGCGCGGCGGATCCATACTCGCACGTCTTCAAGTCCGGCGCAGCGGTGCTGCCTTCGGCCACGCTGGAGGTGCCAATGGGCGAAGAGCGCTGGAAAGCGATTGTCGGGGTCAAGGCGAACACGTTCGGCTTCAGCTTCGACAAGGAGGCCGGCTACAAGAAAGCGCAGATAGGCTGCGTCGCACGCGAGGTGCCCATGCTCACCGGCGCTGGCGCCTCGACCTTCGACGGCCCGGCTCCGACTGTCATTACCCGCGCCAAGGCGCCCGGTACGCTGGCCACGTTCGCCATTGATGGCGTTACGGTCGGCCGCTGCATGGGGGGAAACTTTCAATACACAAACAATCTGGAGCGCGAAGACTTCGCCGATGGCGGAAAGTTCCCGTCCGATTACATGCCGGGCAAGGCCTCGGTCGAGATCACGCCGCGCCTGCGCCTCGACCGGCTCGCGGCTGCCAATGCGGTGCTGGACAAGTTCGCGGGATCCGAGGGCGCCCCGTTTGCCTGCTCCGTCACGGTGCCGATCAGTGCCAGCCGCTCGCTGACGCTGGCAATGCCGAATTGCCGGGGCGAAAAGATCTCGCCTGTGGTCGGTGGTCCTGGCCCTGTTGAATTTCAGGGGCGGATTGTTCCCTCGCAGACTGCGGCCGGGCCGCAGCTCACGGCCACGCTGGTCAATGCTCTGGATACGATCTAAGTCATGGCGCGAACACTTCAGAGAAAGCCGGCCGACTGGGTCACGATTGCTGGCGCCGAAGAGACCGGGGATCTTGTCCAATTCCTGATGACGCCCGCGAGCGCGCTGCAGCATGAGATCGCGCTCGATCGCGCCTCCGCTGCGGCGCGCGAGCTGCAGGAAAGCGAAGAGGTCCGCAAGGCTTATGGCCTCGACGCCCTGCAGGTGGCCGATATCGGCGACGATGGGGAGGCCCTGCTCGGCCTTTCCGCGACGCTGCTTGCCACCGAGCTCGCCCTGATCGTGGCCACTGAGCTGCGCGGTTATCTCGGCGAGGATGGCGAGTCGCCTGCCAGGTTTGATCGCCGGACGATCGCGCTTGTCATGCAGGACTGGCATACCGGCCAATCCATGGCGCAGCGTTTCCTCTTGCGGGCGCTCGTGCCGATTTACCGGAGCATTGAAGAGGGAAAGTCCTAGGCCGCCGGGCAGAATATCTCTGGGGCGGGGGGCTCTCCCTTTGTTCCGGGTGTGCCGATATCGGCACGGCCTGCTCGCGCGGCCTGCGCAATCCTGATGGGCATGTCTGCCCGGTCGATGCAAATGCTCCGTCGACGGGCGAGGGCGTTGCCGCATGGCGTGCGGCGCTCTCCGAGGGGGCCTGGCGCTATGCTGGCGTCCTCTCACCGCATGGCGGGACGATGATCTGCACCGGCATGGATTACGCGGCAGCCCGCGCGATCGCGGATCCGGGCGGTGAACTCGACGCCGATCTCCTGAATGCCTGCCTCAAGGCGATTGAGGGCGGCCGCCTGCGCGGCCAGGCCCGGATCGCAGAAACGGAAGCGGACGCATGAAAACGAATGATGTGAGCATCCGCCTGAGCGCGAAGGGCAAGGACGAATTGCTCAAGACCTTCCGCGAGATGGGCGGCGAGTTTGAGCAGGCCGCCAAGAAAATCGATGCCGGAACGAAAAAGGCCAACAGTGGCCTGAAGGCGCTCGATGCTACCTCCAGCAAGGTCAAGGACGGGCTGCAGGGGATGGCCAATCGCGGCGGGGCCGTGGGCAGCGTTCTCTCGAATCTCGGCCCGATCGGGCTGGCCGCCGCTGCCGGGATCGGGGCAATGGCGGCGGCGCTCAGTGCGGCCATGAAAATCTCGCGCGAGGCCATTTCCGCCTTTGACAAGATCGGCAAGACGGCCGACACGCTGCTGCTCTCGACCGATGCGTTCCAGGCGCTTAACTCTGCCGCGATCGATGAGGGCGTCGAGTTTTCCAAGGTTGAGCAGGCGGTCCGCGCGCTGGACAAACGCACGTCCGAATTGCTGGCCAATCAGGGCGAGCTCTATTCGCGCCTGAAGGAAATCAACCCGCAGCTGGTCGAGATGCTGCGCAATACAGTCGATAATGATGCGCGCCTGCGGATCATGACCGACGCGCTCATCAATGCAAAGACCGCCACCGAGCGCGCGACCATTGCTTACGCCGCCTTCGGTAAGGGCGGCGCGGACGTGGCGCGCCTGCTTGTGCGGCAGGCGGATGGCATGGACGGCATGATCGCCCGCGCCAAGGAACTCGGTCTTGTGGTCGATGAGAAGCTGATCCGCTCGGCTGAAGATCTGGAAAACCAGTTCGGGCAGGCGTCCAAGGTGATCGACCTGCAGCTGAAGCAGGCCTTTATCGATCTCGCGCCGGTGATGCTGGAATCGGCGCAGCTGATGGCGGATCTCGCCACCGGCCTCGCCGACTTTGTGGGCATGTTCAAAGAGTTGGACGAAAAATCGGATCGCCTGTTCGACAAGCAGCTGAATTTGCTTTCTAAGCGTGTCGAAGAAATTGGAATCGGCCGCGATGCAATCGAGGAGGCGTTAAAAACAGGCCAGCCTGTGGACACAACCGGCGCCGAGTCCGCGCTGCGCTGGAAGGCGGGCGCGCAGATCGCGGTCGATGAGTTCAACAGGTTTGCTGCCGAGGCCGCGCGGCGCGCAGAAGAAGACCGGTGGGACAAGATCGAAGAGGTGCGCCGGCGTCGCACGGCCGAGCAGCTGGAGGCCGAAAAGGCGGACCTTACCGCCGGCCTGGCCGAGCTCGCTGAAAAGCAAAAGCAGTGGATCGAAGAGCAAAAAAGCAAGTCCGGCGATGACGGCGGCTTTGTTGTGAATCCGTATGCGAAGGAAGGCATCGAGTCGCGCCGCCTCCTTGGCATTATCAATGCAGAGATGGCGCGCCGGGGCAGCGGGGAGGATGCGGCCGTGGAGGTCGATCCGAAGCGGGTCGCCGAGCTTAATGCCCTGAGGCGCGAGGCTGCCAAGCTGCAAAAGGATCTTGGCGATTACACGCTCTATCTTGCCGAGCAGACGGCCAACTATAAAAAGCTGCTCGATGAGGGGCTGATCTCTCAGTCGCAATATGATGCGGCGGTCAAGAAAGTGAAAGACAGCCTCTCCGGCCTTACGGATGCGACAAAGCAGTGGCAGGGCCTGCTCGCAAGCACGCTCTCTCCGGTGGATCAGGTCAATCGCAAGATCATCGATCTCAAGTCGGACTTTGCGGCCGGGCGGATCGAGGTAGATCTCTACAATGCGTCGCTGGCTGAGCTGCAAAAGCAGCTTGGCGCGGCGCGTGATGCGGAAACCAAGTCCAAGCCGGGTTATGCCGACGCTGAAAAGATCCGGGGCGATCTGGGGCAGGCTGCGACCGACGCGCTCACGCCAGCCGAAAAGCTCCAGCGCGAGCAGGAGCGGGTCAATGCGCTGGTGAAGTCCGGTCAGCTGCAGGGCGATGACGCTACCGATTGGCTGAAGCTCTATGCTGACCGTCTCAGGGAGGCGGCGAACAGCACCGGCCTGCTCGGCCAGGCCGAGCAGATCCTCGACGGGATCCAGGCGGGCCGGATCAAGACCCTGAGCGATCTGGGGCGGGCTTTCTCGGCCATGCTGGTCGATATGGTGCGCAACTATCTGGCGGCTCAGACCAAAATGGGCGGCGGCGCCAGTGCTGGCGGTTTCCTCGACTTCCTGATGGGCGGCAAGGGCGGCGGTGGCGGTGGCTTTATTTCGCAGATTGCCAGCTTTTTCGGTGGTGGCGCAGGTGCGTCCCCGGCGGCGCCTCCGGTGCATATTGTCGGACAGTCGCATTCTGGCGGATCCGGGGCGCAACCACCCGCCCGGCGCAATCTGGGGCGCGGCATGATGCCCGGCGAGCACCTGCAGGTCGTGCGGGACTCCGAGACGATCCTGACAGCCTCCGGCCGCATGAATATTGCGGGGCAGGTGGCGGGTATGGCTGCCGAGCGCCAGCAGATGGCCGGGCTTGTCGGCCGGGCCCTTTCCGGCGGCAAGGGTCAGGGCGAGCTTAAGGTTGTGATCAACAATCATGCGGGTGCGGAGGTTTCGACCGAAAAACGTGATGGGAAGGACGGGCCTGAGGTAAGTATCGATATTCGCAAAAGCATGAAGGACATGGTGCGCGGCGGGGTGTTCGACTCCGAGTTCAAGCGCCGCTATGGCCTGCAACCGGTGGGGGCTTGAATGATTCCTGTTGACTGGCCCGCCGGCGTCCCGATGAAACTGCAGCGCACCGCCTATTCGCGCGACCCGCAGGATCTGGTCAGAAGAATGACTGTAGATGCAGGTCCGCCCCTGCGCTTCCTGATCGATGGTGCGGCGGGCCAAAGGGTGCGGGGCGTGTTGTCCCTCACACCGGCCGAGGCCGGGGTTTTCGAGCTCTGGCGCCGCGAAACGCTCGACCGGGGCATGGGCCGCTTCAACTGGTCGATTACGGACAATGGCCGGCCCGTGATCGCCCGCTTTGCGGCTCAGCCGAAGCTCAGCCTCACACCGAGCCGGTGGCGTTACCAGCTCGACATTGACTGCGCTCCGCCGGATCCAGCGCCGGCCGGGCTGGCAGCTCTTGCGGCGCTGGAGGACGCGGCCCCGGCGGCCTGGCCTGCTGCGGTTCCGTTCCGCCCGCAGCGAACCGGGTTCGCCTCCGAGCCCTTCGATCAGGTTATCCGCAGCCCGGACAATGCCCTGCAGCGTCAGGCGCTTTCAAGCCGGGCCGAGGGCGCGAGTACCGATATCGAGCTCAATCTCACCGCGCAGCAGCTCGCGGATCTGGAAACATGGTTTGAAACGGATGCCGGCTTTGGCGTGTGCGATGTCGTCTTTCCGGATCTCGCCGGCGGCACGCATCTCGGCAGCTTTGACGGCACCTACAAGATCCGCCCGGCGCGCTCTGCCTTGTGGGCGGTGTCATTTCGCATCTATCTGGAGGCTATCGCATGACGGGCCGCGTCCACACTCGAATCCCTATCTGGCTCGCCACGATCGGGCATGCAGATCTCGCCAGCCTTTACGGGCAGGTCGACGCGATCGATGCCTCTGGCGTTCTGCGCGTGGCCAATTGGCGCCGCAATTTCACCTCGCGCGGCCAGATCTTTTATGCCGCCTATTTCCGGGTCAAGCCGCCGGGTCAGGGGGACACGGCCGGCACGCTCAGCCTCTCGATCGATAATGTGGACAGCCGCATTACATATGCGATCGAAACACTCACCGAGCCGCCTGTCGTCACGATCGAGCGCGTCTTCGCTCATGATCCGGACACGGTGATTAACGCTTACCCGGACTTCGAGATGGTGCAGGCCAGCTGGACGACCCGCGAAGTTACCGCCGGGATCGGCCGGCCTCGCACCTCCGGCCCGCTTATCGGCATCACAAATAATCCGAGCAATTTTCCGGCCGGCTATGCCTGACTTTTCTTTCTTGCCCGGCGTGATCGGCACCGATTGGGTGCTGCGCGGCCGGGATCCGGTGCGGGGATGGGATTGCCTCGGCTGCGCGGAAGTCAGCCAGGCGCTCGCCCTCGGCACGCCGGAGATCAATTCGCTCGGCCGGTATGCGCACGATGATCGCCAGTCTCCGGCGGCCATGTTTACTGCGCACTTCACCGAGGGCCTTGCGCCCTATCGCCGGGCACCGGATCGGCCAGCCGGTGCCATCGTCCTTTTCCGCATCGGCCGCCGGCCGGTGCATTGCGGTCTTTATCTTGGGCAGGGACGGTTCCTGCACGCCTCGGAAAAGGCCGGCACGATAATCTCCGATCTAGGCGACTTCGATTATGCCCATGCAGTTAGCGACTTCTACCTTCCGGCCTGATGCCTCCGCCGCGTCGATGCCGATGTTTGCGGCGGTGCGCGAGGATCCCTTCGATCCGCGTCCGCCGCTTCTGGTGGAAGTGAAGCCCGGCGAAACCCTCGCCCTTCTGGTCGACCGGATCGGCCTCGATCCGGTCGCGCGCGAGTTCGCCGTGGCGGTTGTAGACGGCGAAGAGGTTGCCGAGGCGGACTGGTCCTCTGTCCGGATCCGCAATGGCCAGCATGTTGCCATCTGTATCGTGCCGCAGGGCGGCGGCGATTCCGGGAACAAGATCCTGACAACGGTGCTCACCATCTTTGTCATGGTGGTCGCGTTCTGGATCAGCGGGGGCGCGCTCGCGGGCGTGCTTGGCTCTGGCTTCGCGCAAGGCTCGGCGGGCGCGTATTTTGCCGCCGCAGCCGTCTCGACAGTGGGCCAGCTGGCCATCAGTGCGCTGGTGAAGCCGCCCTCGGCGCCGGCGCAGGACAAGATCAATCCCGTTTACAATATCGACGGTGCAGGCAACCAGTTCCGGCCCTTCGATCCGATTATCCTGTCGCTCGGCACGCGCCGCATTTTCCCTCGGCAGGTCGCGCGGGGGTATCAGGAAATTGTCGGCGATGACTTCTATTATCGCATGGTGGTCGAATGGGGCCCGATCGGTGTAGCGCTCTCCGATATCAAGGTCGGCGACACGCCAATCTCCGCGATCGATGGCGTCCAGATGCAGCACCGGCTTGTCGCCAGTGATCCGCACCCGACGCTTTATCCGGCCGAGGTGTTCCAGGAAGCGGTCGGTGCATCCCTCTCCTCGCCGGTCGATTGGGAAAGCCGCCGCACGATCTCGGACGCCACGCAGGCGTCCATTATCATCGGCTTTCCGACCGGGCTCGGTCATACCTCGAAAAAGGGCAAGTCCGAGCAATGGGCCAGCCAGATCGAGATTCGTTACCGGACGGTGACGGGCTCGGCGGGCTCTGAAGTCTATGGCAGCTGGCAAAGCCCGCCGGGAAATTCGGTTTACTGGCCGCTGCGCGGCGGCGTCTATCCCGGCGCCGGCAAATATGGCTTTAGTGCGAAAAAGCTCAATCAGCCCTTTTTCCGGGCCATCACGATCGATCTGCCGTCTGCCGGTGCCTATGATATCGAGGTGCGCAGGTCCTCGATCGACGGTGATCCCGAGACGGACCGCACGGTTGACGACATGGTGTGGCAGGTGCTGGAAAGCCGCCGGCCGGGCCGGCCGGTAACGCGGGACGATGTGGCCTATTCGGTGTTCCGCTTCAAGGGCACCGATGAAACGCAGGGCCGGATCCAGACGCTGAACGCATTGGTCGCGCGCCTGATCCCGCGTTTCGATAGCGGTTTCCTGTCGGGCGGCGACCTTTCCACCGCCACGGCCGCCAGCGTCACGGGTGCTGCCGCGTCGAGCAATGCCTGGGAACAGATCCTCTGGCTTTACCGCAACGGATTCGAGGGGCGCACACCCTTGGCCGATACGGCCATCGACTGGCCGAGCTTCGCGGCATCGGCCAAGGATGCTGCCGACAATGGCTGGACCTTCGACCATGTCTTCGAGCAGGCGGCGACGATCGATGAGGCTGTCGAAACCATCGCCTATTCGGCCTGCGGACGGGCAGCCTTTATCGGCAATAAGCTGACGGCCGTTGTGGACGCGCCGCAGCTGGCGCCGGTGGCGGTGATCTCGGATCGTGTGGCGCGCAACGTGAAGGCGCTCAAGCAGCTCTCGCGGCCACCGCATGGGTTCCGGGTCCAGTTCAATGACGCCGCCGATGGTTACCGCACCCGTGAGGTGATCGTCTATGTCGACGGATATACCGAGGCCACGGCGACGCGCTTCGATCCGATCCAGATTCCCGGTGTTGTGCATTGGGATGCGGTGCACCGGCTGGTTGCGCGCAACTATCGCAATAGCCGGATGCAGAACCGGAACATAACGGCTGAGGTCCCGGTCGATGCCGTCGACACGTCGGTTCGCCTTGGCCGATGGGTCGGCATCCGCACGCGAGTGGTGGAAGTCGGCCGGGCCAGCGGATGGATCCGCTCGATCGAAACCGATGGTAGTGGCAATGTGACGGCGGTGACGCTCGACCAGCCGGTGGAGCAAACCACGGGCGACTCGCTGGTGCTGCAATGGATGCGGCAAGGCGCCCCCGGCCTGGCCGAAGAGATCAGTAATGCGCTGGCCGTTTCGGTTGTGGCGGACGCGGTCAGTGAGCGGATTGAGTTTTCCGCGCCGATCACCGGAAGCGACAAGCCGCAGGCCGGTGACGGCTATATCTTCGGCGTGCAGGGCTACTCGCGCCTTGATGGACTGGTCGAGAATATCGAGGCCGTCGATGAAAACTGGCTCAGGCTGGAGCTGGTGAATTACGCGCCGGCGCGCTTCGATGAAACCGGGCTCACGATCCCGGCCTATACGCCCGCCTATGAGCGCCCGGCCTTCATACGGGCGCCGGCGCTGGAGCTCGTTTCGATCGGGCAAAACCTCGACCAGACGGTTATTCACTTCCGGCCGGTGCCGGGCGAGCGCGGCGAGATCGCTTATCTGGTGGCCTCGCGTGCGATCGCGCCGGACGCGGGCGATACCGAGACCGGCGTCTGGCAGGCCTTGCCGGATCTCGCGTCAACTGAGCGCCAGCTCACGGTCGCGGCCGGGCAGGCGGGTGACTCGTGGATTTACCGGATTGCAGCGGTCGCGCCGGGAGGCGATATCGGGCCCTATTTACTGATTGATCCTGTCGCTGCGCTGGCCGCGCTCGATACGCCGACCAGTGTTACGGCCGTTGGATCCACCGAGGAGGGCGCAGGCGGCTCGCAGCGGCCGCTGCTCACGGTTTCCGCTGATCCGGTCGAGGATGTGCAGGTCGAGCAGTTTGCGATCGAGCTGCGCCGGGTGGCGGTCGATGAGTTCGGGGGCCGCCTTGCTGAGATCGACCAGCCGCCTTTCGTGCTGGCGGCCAGTGTCCCGGCCGAGCTTGCGACGGCCGAGATCCGGGGCCTGGCTGCCGGTGCGCGGCTTGATGTCGAGGTCTACTTCAAGGGTGCCGATCAGCAGCTCAGCCCGCGCGTCCGGGTGGCGGACGTAATGCTGCCGGCTGCGGATGTCTCAGGCTCGGCAATGGATCTCGTGCCGGGCAGCGCGTTGGAGGCTTACATTCTGGCGCATGCCGGCGCAGCGGGCGTCGATGGCGTCGATGGTGCGAACGGCAACACGGTTGCGCAGCTCTCGGTCTATCGGCGCGCCAGCTCAGCCCCTGCGGCGCCGTCTGGCGGATCGTTCGATTTCGACACGCTCACGCTGACGCCGCCCTCGCTCTGGTCGGCGACAATACCGGGCGGGTCAGACCCGCTCTATAGCAGCGTGGCGATTGCCCGTATCACCGGCACGTCCGGGACGGATGCGGACATAACATGGTCGGCGCCGGGGCTGGT